CTGGGATATTGAACCCTGCATTGGAGGGTCGTGAAGGTAAGGGACGGGGCACATTAATTTTCTTCCCTCTAAGGGAGTTTTTATTTTTCTTTGGTTTATTTCGAGCCATGTTTTGTATTGGATCCGGCAAACATGAAACCGGACTGTTCATCCTACCATCCCTTTCAGGGTGGAGCCGTGCAGTCTCTCGGCATTTTGGTTAGCACGTAAATATTTACCGACACCAGGTCGAACGTTTTGGTCCGTTTGAACGATGAAACCCAAATTAGAAAAGGTTTGTCGTAGATTGGTTACACCCACCGGGGTAGATGCATCTGTTGGTTCAATTTCACTACCCGATGCTCCCACAACACTCGACGGAAAAACCCCTCCAAATGGAGTTGTTCTTCCGGAGTGGTTCCAAAAGCGAGGTAGAAAGAGTGACGGGTTTCTGGGGAAATGGGACTGTACCTGCGGGCCATGCCCTTGGACAGCCAGGCGATTCCTCCAGTGACCTCGACGTCAGGGGTTTGACGGCGACGCTTGGAATTTTGCTTAGTTGTGGGGGCCTCAGGGATGGTGGATGCCAAGCGAATATAGGAACTATAAAAGTCCTGATACACAGGTATACCACCAGTCAAACTAAGACCTCCTTGACCAACCGCATCCATCCAAGCGCGACACACTTTCGGAGAGGACATGAGTTTCAAACTCAAGCAATCCTTAGATAGGGCTTTTGGGAAGTTACGAACCATGACATAGGATCCGGCCACAAAGACCGGGTGAGTTTGACAAAACTCAATACCTTCAAGGTTGTAAACTGGATCCTCAATTTTCATGTTGAAGCCCATCTCCAAGAACCACTCACTAAGACCCTCCTGAAATTTAACTAGGTGTTTTCGCTCAAATATCACAGTGCAGTCATCACCATTGTTGGCGAGACTGGCCTGTATGCCGCGGTCTTGAAGATATGCGTGAACAAGAGCACACATGATGAGACAATTACCCAAAGCGGTGTTCATGTCCCCACTCATGCGACAGCCATCTGTCTTATACTTCAATTTGCCATCACGGCAGTGTCCTATTACTGAG